TACCATCATTGAATATTAAATCTCCTGCTGTCTTATAATCAGTAGCAGAACTTCTTAAGAACCCTGCTGAATTAATACCATCAAAAGTATCTGCATCCACATTTAATGCATCTATGTATGCTTTGTTTATATCAGATATAGGGAAGTGTTTAGAACCATCTGCAATGTGAGTATCTATTTGAGCATGTGTGTTTGTGCCTATATTTGTTAATGCAGTGTGATCTGTCACGCCACCACCTCCAGCAGAAACTGATCCGTCTGCCATTAGGAATTCAAGACTAGTACCACCGTCCTTAATAAATGATGTTGCTTTAATATCTCCTGTAACCTCTAGCTTGTGAGTATCATTATTATTACCCATACTAACATTCCCTGACGTATGTAGTAATAACTGGTAGCTTGTTACTGATGTTGCTCTTATTAATATATCGTTAAAAGCAGTGTTATTGTAACCAACTAAGTCGAACCTACCTGTATTACCTTGATGTAACATTCCTCCAAGTCCTGCAGTCTCATCCCAGAAGAAACCTAAGTTACCACTTGCATCTCCTTTACCAACATGAAGTTGATATAGTGGACTTACTGCTCCAGCACCAATTAAACCTAATGCAACTGTATTTGTAACAAGTTGCAGGTCTCCAGTAATAGCATTCCATGAGGCCACTATGTCTGAGGAAGCAAGTCTTCTAAGAGAGAATTTACCTTTACTTACATAAAAGTTCCATACTGGAATCTCTGAAGTTTCACTAAAAACTAATTTTGGAGCACTACCACTAATGGTAACTTCATTACCTGAAAAGGTTTTAACTCCTGAAATAGTTTGAGCAGTTGTTAAAGTTACATAGCCTGCTAAAGCTGATATGGGTGCATACGTCGTAGTATCTACACTACCATCAGCTTTTAGGAACTCTGTTGCTACTCCACCAGGAGTTTTATGCCCTGTTGCTAAAGCATAACCTGCTACTTCTAGCTTTTCACTCGGGTCAAATTCTCCAATACCTACATTTCCACTAGCTCTCATAGACACAGCTTGAGTGTTTCCATCATTACCGACGTAAAATTGTAAAGCTCCGTCAGTATCTGCACCATCTCTCCTAGCGTATATTCTTGCTACAAACTGAGTTGTACCTGGATCGTATGTATCATCACCTAGATTAAAGACTAATCCACCACCAAAGCCATCTACCATATCTGCACTTGTCTTTGTAGTCAATAGGTATGCTGACGCTATTCCTGTTATAGAACTTAATGAACCACCAGCTAGAGTTGTAGTCCTTGTTAAGTGTTGAACGGGAAAACCAGCACTAGTTGTCCGAAGAGTAGCACCTGTCCATTTAAAGTTGCTATCATATTCAAAATCATCCCCTGCAGCATTCATGAAAGGAATTTTATCATTAGTGCCTAATGTTAAGCTATCTGCAGAAGTTAAATAAGTATTAGTATCTACAGACCCATCAGCTTTTAGAAACTCAGTTACTAATCCACCTTCTTTTTGAAATTGATCAGCTCTAATCTCTCCACCAACGTGAAGTTGATACAAAGGGTCTATTATACCAATACCTACCTTTCCTAGATAGTCAATACGCATTCTCTCAACATCATTAGTCGTTGCATCTGTAACAGAAAATACCATTTCAGCAGCACTACCAGTTGTATTGAGTGGAAATACTCTAATAGAACCTCTCACTCCTGCACCTCCACCACTAGCATCAGTTGAATATACTTCAAATGAACCAAATGGAACTGTGCTAGAATGAGCAGAATTATTTTGTCCACTAACAACTCTTATCACTGCTCCGTCAGTTAGCTTTCTAGCTTGCAGAAGTCCTAATGTTTTATCAAATGTAAAATCACTAACAGCTCCTATTAAACCTCCATCATTGAATTGTACTTGAGTATCAGATCCTGCTGCATTCGGAACGTATGTATCAGGGTTAAGCCAATCTGAATCTACTATTCTTCTCCATGCTGTCCACTCTCCATTTGCAACAGCACTGTCAGTAGTCCTTATTAATAGCTTAGAGTCTGATGCATCACTTGAGAATCCTATCTGAGATTGGTAATTCCCATTACTGTTTAATGCACTAAAATGTAATCCTGTAAAATAATTTCCATAAGGAGGGTCATTAGCAGCTTGGAATCCAGTTTTAAGTAATTTTATCTCTCCTGCTCCCAGAGTAATGTTCAGGTCTGTTAATGTCTGACCCATTATATCATCAGTAAAGACAGCTCTACCTGACCATGTCTTCTGACCTGCTACTGTTTGGTTATTTAGTAAATCTACATATAAACCTGCATGATCTCCCCATCCGAATGCTGCATTCCAGTTAGCAGAGTTATCCACGAATGAATAATCTGCAATAAGACTAGTTGGAGAAAAATGAGACAAGTCACTAATCTGTGACTCAGTTATTACTATTTGAGTTTGATCAATAGTAAATTCAATATCATTAGTAAGTACATCTAGTGCTATACCTAAGATAGCATTCTCAGATTTAAGAGCATTGAACTGCAGATCAGTTCCAACCTTAGTCTTGTATAATGAAACACCTGTTCCAACAGAAGATGCCGTATTAGTCTCACCAGTAGATGCTCCACCAGAATTCATAACCCAACCACCATTCTTTCTTACCCACTCAGCTCCATCAAGAGGTGCCTCACCTAATGCATTATCATCTTCCCATTTTAATCCTTCTGGGGTAGTAGAATCAGGCGTAAGTCTTTGTCCATTCACACCAACAGGAAGTCTTGTTTCTTGAGTTCCATAGATATAAATATCACCTTTAGTTGTCAAAGGAGAGGATACTCCTAAGTCTGCAAGAACCTCAGCAGGGGTTCTAAATCTAACAATTCCTGTTACATCTAGTGTTAAAAAATTACCCACAGCGTTTACAGGGGATAATGTTAAATCTCCTATTACACTTACATCTTTATTGAATATCTCCATCTATAATCTTATTAACCTGTATAATTATAATCTACTAGTCTTCTGTAATATCTGTATTGTCTATGTTTACTTGAGCAACTCTTTTTCTATAATTTTGTACCCTGTATGCTATTGCCTGTCTTAGGTGAACTGTAAGTTCGTCATTAGCAAACTGAGCCTTGCTCTGAGGATTAGGAATCATCTCATCTCCTGTCTCTGGATTAACTATATTTGCTTGCCAATCTTGTCCGTATATCTCTATTAATTCAGAGACATGTGAATCTTTAATATTAATTGATTTTACCATTTTATATTTATTTATTTATTATTATGAATCTCCTATTCTATATGCTTCAAAGTGATTATACCCTGCATCTGTTCTTAATGCTATTGCACCTCCACTAGCTTGGTATGCGTAAAATTCTATTGTATCTCCATCTACTAAGTCTATAATCATTGCTCCTGATAATCCCATAAGCCCTGTACCACCTGCTAATCCCCTTGCAACCAAGTTGAATAGTGCTCCATTCTTATATATAGAAGCTATACAATTAGATGTATCTCCTATTGTGTCAAAGGTAATTAATCCACTTACAGAAAACTTACCTCCTTTTCCTGCTGGTACAGTGAATGTACTAGCTGATACAGCATTATCTGGATCTGAATCTTCTGTAAGAAAAGTTACCTTAGTCCATGATGCATTAGGGATTGATTGTCCTGAGCTATCTCTTAATTGAAATCCTGATACAATATTCTTAGCATCATACCATTCTTTAGTTAACAACTGTCTTCCAGTTGATTCTGCATCAATGATAGCAATAGTAGTTGATGGTAATACAACTTCACCATTTCTGTATCCTACGAATAGATTACTTCTTACAGTGGCAGCCCATGCTGTTGCATCAGGTGTTGTATGTGTTCCATTACCAATTATAATCATTGGTGCATTTACATCAGTCCCACTTTGAGCTGAAGCTATATCAATATTAGCAGCTCCTAGTACAGCACATCCAACCCCAGTGCCCTTTAATAAAGCTGCACCTGCTGAGAATCCAGCAATTTGATTAGTGTGATTACTATGTCCTGCCGTGAAATTGAAACCTTTTGAATTTGTTTCTACATTCCACACGCCTGCTATAAAGCTTGAATAACCATTACTTATGTTATAGTATCCAAAACCTGTTGTATATGTATTTGTTAATTGTAAGTTATATCCTGTACCTGCAAAAGCACCATACCCAGTAATGAGTCCATCCTCTGAAAAGTTTACTGATAGACTTCCTGTTGCACCTAAAGTACTATTAAGAGCATAGTTCACTCCAAAGTCTTTTGCATCATATCCGATGTTACCATAGTATGAAGGATCTCTACCAATGAATCTCCATCCAAACCAGTTACCTTCATCTATTGCTTCCAGACCAGTTGGGTCTGTCCATCCTGATGCAGAGATTACTCCGTTGCCATCTATATTGATAGTATTAGCATCTATCTTTACTCCACCAAGAATTACATCAGTTGCAGTAGGTAGTGTATAACCACCTCCTCCTCCTGATAATGCAAGGTCTAACCAAGAGTTTCCATTCCATCCATAGAATGTATTCTGCCCAGTGTGAGAAAATATTCTACCCACATCACCAGCACCTACGGTTGGAAAATTTAGTAAATTCTCAACCCTAAATTTCTTTGCTTCATTGCTATTAAAGTCAACGTCTGTTCCAAATATGTGGCTCATATTAGTTTAAATAGGCTGTTCCTGCAAATGCAGTATTAAATGTTATTGTCAGATTGTTTAGATCTGTATATGTTATATCTCCGTGAACAGTATTCCCTGCCCCATCTATTACAGTTACTGAAGGGATCTTCCCTAAGTTGTGGTTGTTGTAAACCCAAGTCATGCTAGATGGAAATACTCTAGAGTCATTAAGGTCATTTCCTATTAAGCCTAAGTCTACATATTCATGATCAGTCTCAGCAGCATTAACTCTTACTATTTTAAGAGCATTACCTACCTTTGTGTTAGGTGTATCTGTTAGTTCATCATAAGTTCTATCTTGACTACCTAATGGTTCATCACATGGTAATCCATCATTATCTCTAATGTTATATTTGAAATAATAGTTATAAGGCTCTGCCGTAGTATCATCCCATACTTCAAGTTTACACTTATTAAATCTCCCAGGATCTCCTGAGTTGCCTAAAGCAAATGATATGTATAAGTCTGAACCATAAGTTAATGTTACTGGAACATTTGTGAATGGAGTGTCTACACCTAGCTGAGTGTAGAATGCATTGGTAAAGTATTGGTATGTTTGACCAATCTGAAATCTTACTGTATTGCCAGTATTAGATGTAACTTTCCATGAAAAGATTGTAGAACAATCTGTTACTACATCTGGTAATTGCTCAACCTTAAAGGCTGAATCTGATATGTTAAATATAAATTGTGCCATATTATCCTACGTATTCTCCTGATCCTGCATCAGCTATTTTAAAAGTAAATCCTTCTGTCGCATCTCCTACCTCTACACTGTCATTCACATAGGTGAGGTTAGATGCATCTATTTCTGTAAAAGGTATAATCTGTCCATCAACAACTAAAACTCCTGACAGGAATAAGTTACCGAAGACTGGGACTACCTCTACCAATAAGTTTAATGCTATATCTCCTTCTGGATCTTGATACATTGGATTAAGTCCAACTGTAAGCATTGCTCTTGTAAAAACTGTTGTAGATCCTACAACAATATCTAATTCCCCATCACCAACTTGACTTGGAGGCTCATTAACATTACCTTCAACTGTAAATGTAACTATCTTTGGAGAAGTAGTGAAGGTGCTTGAGCCTGTATCTGAGACTGTAAATCTCATATAAGAATCAGTATATCCATCAGTATCTCCTGAATCAGATTCGTAAGTAAATAATGATCCACCTAATTGGGCAGATGTTATAACGTCATTCACAATTATTGGTGTTCCAGCTAATTTTAAAATTCCCTGAGTAGGGAGAGATGTCACCTTAATCTCTTTTAATGGATCTCCTTCTGGATCGGAGTATGAAGGGGTTGTTTCAGTAGTGAAGTTTGCAACTGTGAATGTGTGATTTATTCCGTAACCCAAAGCAATAGCAAGCCACCCTGATTGACTAGGTGGTCTATTAGGCTTAGCATTGATGTCTAATGTTATTATTCCCATGATGTTTTGCTGTATAAACAAAAATACCCTTTTTTTTCAAAAAGGGTACTTCTATATTATAGCTAAAGTATTAATTATTTAATAATCTTTCTTATTGCTTTTATTTTTGAAGAATAGTTGTGAATATATATTTTATTCTCTAATACACTTTCCACACCTTTAGTCTTTTCTTCAAGCTTCTTTATTTTAGCTAGAGCTTGATCTAGTTCTTTTTTAATCATTATTGCTGCTACCATATCTTATCTTTGTTGTATTCTGAAGAAACTTAATTCTTCAAATGTTACGTTATCTGTACTCGTTAAATTTGCTACCTTTAAATATAGCATGTCATTTTTATCTAGAGTTACTCCTAAGAAATTAATAAAGAAAGCAACATCTCTTCCTCCTTGGAAGTTGTTTACTGGCCTTCTTTGAATAGTGTAATCTAAAGCAGTCTCTACGCCTAATGAATCGTCCCACTTAAATAATTTTAAGGCTAACTCTTCATTTGGAGATCCATCAACATTACAGTTTATTGATACCTCAAAATCCCTAGGAGTTGCACCTAAGTGCCTAAGCTTTCCTTCTGGAACATGCTCGAAATGAGATAATCCATTACCAGCCCAAGTTCCCTGAACATCCTCATACACACCTATTGTGTTTATTGTTGTAGCACCTTCTATTAAACTTATTGATGTTCCTCCCACATAAGTGTTGGGTAGTCCATTATTATCTCTCCAGAAAGAAGAAAGATCAGATGCTAATATATTAGGTGTTATGTTAGAATCTTCTGAGTCATAAGAGCCATCTCTAGTTATCTCACATCCTTGCAACTGAAGTGTAGATGCGTTTGGAAAGTTTATTGGAGAGAAATCTAACAAAGGAGCTAGTGTTGGTAGATCACAGTTTATATCACTTAAGAATCTACTATTCATTTGAAACAAAACTCCTTCTTTAAATAATGGCTTAGTCATAGTTCCAGATAAACTCCTCACTATTGATGTTGTTATCCTGAAACCACCTCTCCATAATCCGTGTAATGTTAGGCTTGGTGAACCACCGAATCTCCCTGTGCCTAATTCTAGTCCTTGTCTGTAATCATATAGATCACCTAGATCAGTACAATCTATAAAGTTAATTCTAGCGAACTCAAATGCGTTAAATCCAGTGTCGTCATATAACTCATATACTTTGCTTCCTGCACCTGTTACTGATATCAAGTAATCCATTCCTAATACATTTCCAGATCCATTGCCATCACCACCAGTAGATGCAGAAATAAACATTGTGTAGTTGTCATCAGAAGAAATCATTCCAGATAAATCAAAAGAATAACCCTTAATAGACATCCCTGTACTTGGGACTGTTACCTGAGTAGCACCTAAGTCTATGATGCCATCCAAGAAGTACTCCTTAGTTGAATCTATTACTCCTCCCAGAGTCGTTGCTACGTTGGTTTGATTTACAATTATTCTATTATCTAGAACATCATCAATAGGAGTTGATCCTGTTGGAAATATCTTCCACTCTACTCCGTTCCAGTATCTGTTTACACTAGTATCTGTATCAAAAACAATCTCTCCTAATTTAGGAGTAAGATTATTCATTTGAGCTATTGTTACATTCTGAGGCTTAACATCAGAATTAGCATCTATGCTAATTAGGCGTGGCCTCTCGTCTTCTCCGTATAAGTATAGTTCGTTAGAGTCAGTAGATATATACTGAGAACCTCTTATCATCTTGGCAGGAAGAAATTCTAATTCACCAAAGAATTGATTTTGTGTTAATTTATTCATTTTGATTAATATTGTAAGCGTTATTAAAAGCAGGGCGTAATAGACACCCTGCTCATTTATTTATTGTTTTCCCTTTAAAACACCTACTACATCAATCTCACTTCATCGAGTTCTAAACTACCTCTCCAGGCTAATTATAATTTTATCTTTAAATCTCCAGCAACTGTGGAGTATATTGTTCCTTTAGTCACACCTCCAACACCTGCTGCTGCATCATCTGCAAACACCTGAATTGTAGTAGAGATTAATTCTTTAGCTTCTAATGTTCCTGCAAGTAAAGAAGGTAATGGTGAAGCTGAATTTATTGCTCTAGCAGTTCCTCCAACAAAAGTGTCAAAAGGAACGCCTGCATCTTCTTGTATATGCAAGTAAGCAAAGTTTCCTCCTACTGTCCCTCCAGTGTAATCAAAATCTAAAAGATTAACTGCTGCATTTTGCGAGACAGTTCCAGCCATCATTGAGACTGTGTTGTGGTGACCTTGCAGGTTACCGAGAGTTACATTTGGATTATTCAATTCAGCATGAGTACTTATAGCTCTAATTATACCTATTTTAGATGTGCCTGTACCTTCTGCAACAGTTGTAATTGTCTGTCCTAACAAAAATCCCATAGTAGCACTATCAGTACTTCCATCCCCTAGATCTCCTGACCCAGTGTATTTTGCAAATATTTTTTCTCCATAAACTAAAGTCTCTACTCCACCTGTTCCTCTGTAATCAACTTCAACATAGTTTCCGTATAACCCACCATCTTGGTGTACAGAATCAGAACGCAGTCTAGAGTAAGAAGCAAAAGAGTATCCAGAATTAGCTGACGGAGCTTCTCTTACAACATCTATTGCAAGAGCAAGATTACTTCCTGCCTCAGTTGAATGCTTCTCAGCAGTTATTAGTGCTGAGTTTGCATATCTCGTTGGTGTAGGATTGTAGTCATCTACAACTATATATGTGTTAGTTCCATTGCCTTTGTCAGTAACGTCTTGTAATCCACCAAGTGTTGATCCTACTCTTGGTGTACCGTCTTTTCCATAGACTACAAATTGTCCTGTATCTATTGAAGCAAATGTTGATCCTACAGGAAGGCTTGATGGTAATTCATCGAATGTTCCGAAAAATTGATTTTGTGATAATTTCATTATTTAGATGTTGTTTGTGGTTTATTTGCTATTTTGTTTTTGATTTCTATCTCTCTGTCCTTTCTTGACATCACATCATTATGCTTTTTCATATCATTAGCTTGAGCTTGTTTTTTAATACCTAGCTCAGATTCAAATTTAGCAAAATCTGCATCATCATTATCAACCCCTCTATCATTATTCTCTTGGCTTAGTCTAGCAGTCTCTGCTTGTAACTCAGCTATATATCTTTTAGTTTCGTCTTCTCTATTAAACTTCTGCAAGTCAAGATTCTGTTCTGTTTGTTTCTCAAGAGCTTGTTGCTCCAATTGAGCTTGCATTTGTTTGTTTTGATCCTCAGCCTGCTTAGCTTGTGATTCTTTCATTTGAGTCTCATCCTTTTCAATGAGTCTCTGAATCTCTCTAACAGAAGGAGAATTGTATATTTTGATTGCAGTTGAAAAAGAAAGCATTTGGTTTTGAAGTCCCATTTGAACCATACCATCTAGCTTTTGTTGTAACTGATTAATCTCATCATCATTAGATACCATTAATCCGTATTCTTCTTCAGCAAACTGATCACCATCTATCTCTGCAATTTGACGAGTCATATCATCGCCAATATAAGAGAACTTAGTATGTTTACCTTTAAGAGCAATCTTAGCAGTTTCAATTAACATCTGGAAACATCTCTTCTTACACCAGTCGTGCATAGTGAATAATTCCTCAGTAATATGATTGGATTGAGATACAGCTCTTTCTACCCCACCGACAGTTTCCCTATTCTCAACTTGCCCTAGGCGTTGTCTTGAAACACCTGTTATCTCATCCATTTGTGCTTTAGCAAATTCCATCATATCAATATGAGTCTGAATGAAATCACCAACCTTTTGCTCTAATATTCTTCCAGTAGTATTACCAACAGATCCTGCTAGCCTACCTTTAGCCATTCCTTTTTGTCCTTCTTTAAAACTATCTACAACAGAGATACCAGACTTTCTTGCAAAGTATAACCATTTAGTCACTGACCATCCTGTTGGAACTTTTGCTAAATCTAATTCAACGATCGACCCTAAGTACTTACTTAATGCCTCGTTAACTCTGTACCATGATATATCATAAAGATATTGGAATGGTTTTGCTCTATCAACTAAAGTAACAGCTTCTTCGTCACCTGAGTTATATACTTGACCAACTATTCCACATGAATTGAAACTTGGTTGATCTAGTTTGTTATATTGTATTTCCTTTGGCTTGATTTGTAAGTAAGTATCTTCACCTATCTTAACACCTTTCCACCATTGTGGTATCCACATTGCTTTAGCAACCTCACCCATAGCTTTGTCAACTATATAGTCTTCAGCTCTAAATTTAGTTTGCTTCTTTCCTAATTCATCGAAGTATTCTACCTTAAGTATTTTCTTCATACTTCTCCAAAACATTCTTAAGACTCTTACGTTCCCATATGTATCAGTATAAGTATTTCTACCCTCAGAACCCTTGGCTGTAAATATACCAGTTGATTCCATGTAGTCATCCATAGCTTCTCTGTTAAGCAATCTTAATCCTGCCTCATCATCAATAGCTTCAGATACTCCATCTGCATTAGTTTGTCCACCTGTCCAGCTTCCTTCATCAAGCTTCTTAACTTCCATATCACTAAGGTCGTTGTAGAATGTATCTTGAATTTTACCTGGACTCCAGAAGTCATCTATTACTATAACGTCTGAATCTTCTATCTTATTTGAAAAGCCACTACGTAATGTGTGAACTTTTAATGGATTTAATTTCTCGAATATTACTTCACCTTTAACAATGTCAAACATGTAGATCTCTTCTCCCATTATTAAGGCGTCTTTGAAACCTTGTTGGAATTGAATCTTCATATCTAACTTACTAATGTAGTGACGCATTAAGAGATTAGCTCTCTTCTCACGTAAATCTTGGTAATCAAAATTAATATAATCACCATACTTCATTAGTTCTTTTTCTAGCTCCTCATCTGATACATCTGACTGTAACATCTCCATGAGCTTAGCGTCAACTAATTTCTTCTTATCTTCTTTAATCTTAGATATAGTATCTGGATTAACTATTTGTACTGACCAGTCAAACTTACGTCTCTTCTCTTCACCTACAAGTACATTGACTCTTGGTGTGATAATAGGGTAATGCTGAACTGCATCAGGTACATAAAACTTCTCTAAATCACCAGGATTTAAAATAAGCTTCATATCGGCAATATCCAACTTCCCGTTATACAAGTTAAGATTAATTTTCTTATTCTTTAATTTTCTTCTCACAGCACTGTTGTTCAGGTAACTATTGTTATCTGCCCAATCTAAATGGTCTCTACGCCATTGCTTACCTTTCTTTTTGAAAGACAATTTTTGTGCTGGAAAGTTTTTTACTGTTGACATATCTTATTATAATTATGTAAATTTAATCAATTTATTAAAAATATTGCTTCTCCTATTATAGCTAAATGATTCCAAATCCATCATTATTAGAGTTATCCATCTTACGCACAGCCTTTTGCCAATTGCTATCTAGAAACTCATCATCATGAAAGAAATCATTTACGTTCTCATTTATTGGTTCTTCATATTTATTTGTGTACTTAGCCCTATCTTCTCTAAGTATCATCACCATATCCATAGCAGAGACCCTATCTGTATTTATATCTGGATTCCATGCGATACACTCTTTTATGTATCCAATGCTCCTAATCCTTCTTAAATTAGGTATAGTCATTGTGCTAGTCTCTCCAGTAGCCTCATCATATCTTTCTTCTTCGTATGGAGTTAACATCCATTGTCTCTGAAGTGTCTTACCTAACTTAATTACTTCTTTAGTTGTACGTGTACCTTTAGCTCTATTTCCAAATAAAGTACTCTTGACAATCTCCATATCCCGTAATATATCTGGGCTATCAGCCAATAAGTACAAGGCGTTGTGGTTGGAGAAGTATGTGAAAAGACCCTTGAGGTTATTTTCATAATTGCTTTGGGCATTGTAAAATGAAGTAAGCCTCAGACATATCTCATAAAACTCATCTGCCATAACTGGCCTTCCAGTATATTCAGCAACAATTTTATCAGTCCATAAGTCAAATATAATTATAGAAGCAAGAGATCCACCAATAGTATAATCATTATCAATTGGATCAATCCCACCAATATATCTATTAGCAAACACTTTACCATCTCTATCTTTGTTAGGCATCTCAAATATCTCAACACCACCATCTGCACTAGAGCCTCCTCTTACTTTAAATGGGAAGTCTCTAATTGGAGTCTTTCTATTATCATTTAGCCATTTAGTAAATCCACTCTCATCATAAACTAAAGAGCCTACATAATGTGAGTCTACAAATGACTGCATATTTGGCATGATATCTTCTAAGTAATCTCTAAGATCTGATACAGGAAAGGCTGACCCTTCTGTACGCATGATTGCTTCTTGAGGTGTAATTGGCTCCTCAGCTTTAGCTTGTACAATTGCATTAGGATCTGAAGCACCAGTTTTAATACTAGTTCTTTTTTTGTTGATCTCAATCATTGCACCAATAACATCACTGTTACCATTCTTATCCATCTTACCACGATAGTTAAGATATGTACCAAAGAAGAATGCACATCTACCTTTACCATTAGTGTTTCTATCAAACACATTAGGCATAGACATAATATTATAACCTGAAGAGTTATAGAAGATTTCTTCTAATCCTTCAAATGCTCCACCCTCGACACCACCTGTACCACCTGCCATCATGAATCCAAATGCAAATCCAGATTCTTCTACTGATGGTTGAGCAATCTTCCAAGCTGTAAGGAAGTCAGAAAATTTACCTGCTTCTTCCCAGAGTACTAATGCACCCCTTTTACCCCTTGCCTTTTGTGGATCATTCTTTAATGTCACACCCATTACTTCATTCAGGACTCCAACCTCTGTACCACGTACATTATCTTTACGTCCCATTCTCCAGTGCATATCATTAAGAGAATCCTTAAGTGATCTTATGCGTGGCCATGGCGTGTGTGTAGCGTTCCAATCAATTACATTGACGAACTTGTTTAATATACCATCCTTAATTAGGTATTCTTTCTCATTTGCTATCGCGAATGATTTAACTTTTGCTTTTGCTTTAGTGGTATCACCAAGTATGAAGTTCTTGGCTAACATGTTAGATGCCTTTACTGAGTAACCACAACCCCTTCTTTTAAGGTTAGCTCCGTGCATACCCTGTGCTCTAGCTTGTTCACAATAATGAAAGAACCAGTAATCTGCATCATATACGTATGCAAATCCTTCAAGCCTATCAGCCTGTTTAGTTCCTTTTATAATCTCTGCTCTAAGCAGTGGTGCATAGTTTAACTGGAAATAGTAATTACCAGGTATCCATTCACCATCGTATTCTCTCACATATCCTTCTCTACACCTTCTTGCTTCCTCTGCCCAAAACTTAAAGTATGTTGAGTTAGGGTTTTTATTTGGAAACAACTTAGTATAACAGTTGTGTTTTTCAAAAAATATAGCTGAAGGTCTAAAGTAATCCATATCACTTAAGATATGTGGATTAGTTAAGTCTATGGCTATTCTGCCTTTTGGATCCAGAACTCTGACATTCATATCTGGATCTAAACTGGTTAGGGGTAAAAGAGGGTTATCCCATCTATCAAGGTCTTTAGCAAATTTCCTCTTTGGATTAGCTAAGTTCTGTATGAATTGAATTGAATCTATACTATCTAACAGATCCTGCTTCTCTTCGCGAGGCATCTTTTTAAGTAACTCTTCAGTTATCTCTGTCTGTATGGAATTAAACTTTCTCATTAAATCCCTGCATCATCAAACATACTCTGGGTTCTATTACCAGATTGTGCCTTAAGTTCTTTCTCTTTAATCACTTCTTTCTCTATTTCGTTGATAGCCTTGATAAGCTTTGGTATTTTCTCAACAGCACTTGTAATCTTACTAATATCATGAATAGGCTTCTTTGATCTTTCATCCCTTTCATTCATGTTAATGTTGTCTAGGAATTCAGATATCTTCTGAAGTACTAATCTTGTGCTCTTAAGTAATCTTGTGCTAGTTGTTTCTGAGATTTGTGAGTAGAAGTGTATTGCTCTTACAATCTCTTTTCTTTTTCCAGACCATTTAGATGGCATGTCTAACCAGTTTCTTACCTCTTCATCTCTTTCATCTGGATCAAGTATGTGCATAAAATCACTCCTTTCATCAGCCATGTAATATATGTATCCTAACTCTAGAGTAGATACATGCTTGTCCTCACTTTCATCAGCATCATATATTTCCTTAAAAGGCTTTACTAATAATGCTTGTGGGCTAAAGGTTACCACGTTGTTTACAATTTCAAATAAATTCATTCCTCTCTCTTATATTATGAATGGCCAAGGTTTTAATTTGACCATTCTGTCCCTACTTGGTAGCGATGCCCAGCAGCGAATTTTATAGTTTATAATTCTTCCTGAAGCTAATATACAAAAAAATAGCCCAACTGTCAAGTTAGGCTATCCTCATAAGTGTATGATATATCAATATTTCTTCTTCCTCTTCTGCATTGTCAGTCTGCAACTCTACTTCATTCATCATCACAACAACAATTCTCTTACTCCTCTTCTTCTGATAATACGCTAGAGATAATACCTTCATCAATTGCATCAATAGCATCTAATGCAGCCATTTCTTTAACATCATCTTTCATTTCTTTGAATTCTTCAATAATCTCTTCAGTCTGAGAATTTAAAGACTCTAATGATTCACCTTCAACAGACTCAGCAATCATATCAAGCTCCTCTTCTGATACCTGAGAGATTGATCCCTTTGCTTGTATAAGCTGCTTGATAGCACCTCTAACTTCTATTGTTTGTGGAATTTGCTTTGACAATTCTAAAGCATCTTCAATTACGTTTAATAAGTTTGTTTTTAATGACATTTAATTTTGTTTTTGTGGGAAGTCAATCCCATTAGTATTTGAGATGTATTTTATATCTCTTTCTGTTACATAGAGGTACTCTACTCCTTCGATAGTTTCGATAGGTAGTTCATACGTATGTTCTTTGTTAAGCTTCTGAGCCAATGTATCTCCAAGTTTCTTCTTAAAGTTATCCATATTGATAACGACTTCCATACCAGGACTGACTTGTTGAGCATGTTGACCACAAGCTAACGCAACTTGTTTTTCAGAGAAATCTACATCCATATCTGTATCACTTCCTTTTCCGTAAGATGCAGTTGGTAAATATATTCCATTCTCTGATATTTTATTTCTTCTTGCCGTAAGGAATATTCCTCCGAACATTGGTACTATATGAGTAGGTAGGTTATTAACCATCATTGACTCATCGTACAGTCTTTCTTTAGTGTTGATCTCTTTAGATAGAGTCTGAGAGGCATCTTCTATAAGCCCCTCAGTTCCTCTATTCTTTTTGTCTCTTGAAGTAAAGAAGTCCTGAATACCTAAGTCACGAGCTTCCTCTCTCTTGATAACCTCTAAATCCTTTGATACTTGTCCTTCTTTGTTCATTACTTAGTTTTCTTTTTTGGCCCTTCTACTACTTCTGCATCAACAACTTCCATGTTTGCTACTGGAGTGTGAGCTTGAGATTGTTTTAAAGCGTCAATTAACTGTGCAACTTCTGCATAAGGCTTGCCTGCTAAATACTGTAATGTTGCATTAAGTATTTCTTCTGTTGTGATAAATAAATTAGCACCTGGCTTCTGTGGTGAAGCATTTTCTTGTTTACTCATTTTTAAAAATTTTGATTATTATTGTTATGGCTAAAGTAATTTAAATAAAATTAACTACCAAGCTTTTTTTTCTTTTTTTTCTGAATTTGTTCGTAAAGGAAATATGATGCATAAAGCTTTCCTATTCCTGGGATATTAAAATTCTTTTTAACTGAATCGAATTCTTCCCTAGTCAGGTTGTCTTTAAAGTTTAATTCCCTTGTCTTGCTTTGAATAAAATCATACGGTGCAGAAACCATCTGCTTGATGATGTTTACATCTATTCCGTACTCTTCGGCAAGTTCCTTTACTTTTATTTCATCTGCTCTGCTGAATTTCATTTCTTAATATCAAAATCAAATACTAATTTAAATCCATTTTCAGTCATGTTTGGTATTAACTTTGGATTTATCTTATTACCTGGCATTATTATTCCTTTCTTTCTCAGTGATGTCAAAAGGTTATTGAAGTTCTTTTGCTCCATTCCTCCAAGATCTTCTCTTATCTTGTTTCTTGTTTGGGTAGAGAACAGAACCATATCTACCATTGACATATCAGAAATGTCTCTTGACAATTCGTATCTGTAATATAGAAGTAAGCTCAACGCCTCTATCTCTTTGTTTCTTAATTTATGGTATGGTTTTAAGAATTCAAGCCAATATCTAAATATTGATTGTTTGCTTGTGTGAATTCTTTTTATGTTCATACCCTGACTTTTGGCCATAATATTGTATTTTTACTAGCATTAAATAATCGTTTTCCTCTCCCGTAATAGAGCTCTCTATAATATACTTGCTCTCTTTTAACGTCTCGTTTACTTTCTCAACGCTTGTGTGTAGGTCTGACACAAATAATTCTAATTCCTTTAGTACTGAATCTTCTTTTGAGAATGTTAATTTTCCATCCTCATCCCATCCGTCAAGCTTTAGAATGTTTATCATTACTTCCCCTTTAATGAAGTTAAGAATCTTTCTCCGTATTTCTCTTCATACATATCTTCCCATTCTGTGATATGTGTACTGTCCATGTCTGTGTTGCTACATGCTACGCAGTAATCAACTTCTTGTCCAGTGTCTTGCATTGTCGTTGTCTTAATAAGTATTGACAAGCATGTTTTACAAAATGTGATAGGCTCGTTATTACTGTTGTCTTTTGATGTGATCATTTCTAATTTTTTTAAATCATTTATTATTTCTGTATCATATACTGGGAATGGAGCCATTCTATTATAGTACTCCCTTCTTGCAATCTCTTTTCCTAAGTCATGTATCATTAGTGTTTTTGTATTACTGCACATGCAGTGGTTAACAATATTCCTGCCACACTGGCAGCACTCTCAAGGGCTATCCTTGTTACCTTCTTCGGGTCTAATATCCCTGCTTCAACCATATCAACCATATCATTAGTCTTAGCGTTGTATCCATAGTTTTCTATTGGAACTAACACTAGATTCATGATCACATCTGAACCAACATCTGCGTTCTTACATATCGTTCTGAATGGTGCTTCGATTGCCTTCATCATCAATTGCACCCCTATTTTTTCGTCGGAATTTTCTACCACGTTCACTACTAGATCTTTACAGTTAAGTAATGCACATCCTCCACCGATAACAACTCCTTCTTCCAGTGCAGCTATTACGGCACATTTAGCATCATCAATTCTGTCCTTCAATTCTTTCATATCAATTTCAGACTTTGCTCCAACTTCTATTACAGCAACTCCTCCACCTAATTTAGCTTTCCTTTCATTTAGTTTATCTACCTCGAAAGTAGTTAGCTTTTTATCAGTTAGCTTTAAGTCAATCTCGTTAACCCTTTTCTCTACTTCTCCGTCTATTGACACACCTCCCATGATTACTGTGCTCATTTGTTCTGACTTTATAGCTAAAGCTGTTCCAAATAAAACATCAACATGTTCAGGCTTTATTTCATCCACCTTATCTTCAGGTATTAATACTGCACCAACTACTGTTGCTATATCCAATGCTAACTCTTTTCTGTATGTTCCAAAGCCAGGTGTTTTAGCAGCAGCTATTTGATGCCCACCCTTCAATTTATTAAGTGTAAGAGTAGATAATGCATCACCTATAATATCTTCAGCAATTATAAATAAAGGTCTCCTAGAATCAATTACTGGAGTTAATATTGCTATTGCCTGTTCCTTTGTTTTAAGCATTCCATCCACTACTAATATTAATGGGTTCTGCATAGAAACTTCTATCTTGTCTGGGGAAGTAGAGAAGAATGGAGTTAATAATCCACGGTCAAACTGTAATCCGTCAACTTTATTAATAACAGTTTCAAACCCACTACCTTCCTCTACACTTACAGCACCATCAGTTCCCACACTGAGAAATGCTTCAGCAACAATCTTACCTATGGCAGGATCATTATTGGCTGAGATAGTAGCAATCTGTTCTATCATTGGTGAGTCAAAAGCTACTTCAATCTTAGTCCTCTCAAGCTGAGCAACTATAACATCCGTAGCTTTATCAATGCCTCTCTTAATGTCCAAAGGGTTATAACCTGCCGTAACAAGTTTTAACCCTTCCTCTAGTATAGCTTGTGCTAATACTGTTGCTGTTGTAGTTCCGTCACCTGAATTCTTATTAGCCTTCTGTGCAACTTTCTTTACTACTTGTGCTCCTATGTTTTCTAAGTCATCCTCAAGTTCTATTGCATCTGCCACTGTGACACCATCTTTAGTTACTTGATCATCTTGACCATTTAATCTATGTATGATAACATTACGACCTTTAGGGCCTAATGTTACTTTGACTGCATTAGCCAGAGCATCTACTCCTGCTTTAATGCCATCTCTTACTTCTCTATCAAATTTAATTTCAGTCATTTTATTGTATTTCTCTAAATTCTACTGTGTAAAATCCTTCTTTATTTGTTGGTTTATAAACTGTTGCTCCTACTACGAATATCTCATCGTGCTCACCATCTCTCCATACTGTTCCTGTTGTTCTTAAGAACTCTAATACGTCTGGCTTTAATTCTATTGTTGTCATCATAATATTTCTACGTTGTAAATGTAACTTAAATTACAGAAGTAACCTAATGTTATTCTATTTATTATTTTGTGATACCATGCTCCATATACTTTCTTGACTCCAGATGTTAATACCACGTTGATATTTGACATAACCAGGGTATCATTCTGCTTGAAGTATTCTTCTTCAAAGGTTAGCTTAAATGTTGTGCCTCTTTCCATCTAAATTGTTTTTACTCATATCAATAATCTCTAATCTATAACTTTCACATACAGGAGAATTATCCTCCTTTATTTCATCGTATAAAGGATCATTCTCTACTTTCATTGTAAGCTCAACAGGTTGAAGATATTCTCCTTTAGCCTTTAACTCCTCTACGTATATTGCGTGATCTTTCCAAAAAGCTTTTGCTTCCTCATCAGTCATCCATTCAGTAACTAAGTCACCAACAGAACCTTTAAGGATTGTCATCTTATGTTCTGTAAATTTTACCATAATCCTTCTGGGCATTTCGAGTGAGGACTCAGACTCTTTGTTTTTGCTGATAGTGGACATCCACATTTTATACAAACATCTAAGGCTGATCTATAATCACACGCGTTACATATTTCTCTTCTTACTACAAATAACTTCTCCTGCTCTGGAGAAGATAAACCTAACTGGTTCTTTAATAGGTTCTTATACCCACTTGCTATTTCTCTTGCTTTAGACATGTCTATCTCTTCTTTTTCTTTTGGCACTGAATTGTGCATAACTTGGAGCTTCATTTATACTCCACCATACTAGTCCTGTTATAGGGCTGTAATAAAACTTTATCATAATTTTCCTCTTAATATTAGATCCATAACTCTTTTTTCTTGCATAATCTGAAACTCTCTTTGTGCCAGCCACTCCTCGTAAGGACAGGAAAGTGTTTCATCATTCACCTTAACAGTTATCATTTCTGTTCTTGTTTAATGGAATACTTAAAGTCTTTAACTTCAAATGTCCAATGGTTAAAATACAGTCTTAATGTGAGATGCTCATTGTCTATTATCAGTACAAGACCTCCACCTTTCTTTGTTATTGTTATTCCATCAAACATAAAAATCTATTGGTTTTAATTCCACTCTCATCTCCCTGATAATGTAGAATGTTTGACCACCTACCATTATCTTCTGTATTGCTTTGTGATCCTTAAAGAATGTTGTTGTATAAATGTAATCTTCTCTAGAAACCATTATAACAACTGCTGTTTCCTTCAGTTGCTTAGCAGTGTCCAGGATGCTATTAATCTTTCCTTGTAAATTAGTTTTATTACTCAGTGATACTATTATCATCTTTAGATAGCTTTACAAGTTCTCCTTGAATCAAGGCATTAAGTTTGTTTACCTCAGCTGCAACCTCTGATGGTTGAATAGTACCTTTATTTATTCCATAGGCAATTCTCTCTTGTATCATCTTACGTTGTGTAGATGATAAAGAAGATCCTTTGTGAAAAATAAGTGCATTGTGTTTTAAGAGTAGGTCTTTACTTAGACCTAGTACAGCTCTCTTAGATGGAGCTATTCTTATGGACTTGGCTATCTCAGATATGTCTTGTCTCTTGTCAAGAACTTCTTTAATCTCCTTTATATCGTCTTTTGTATTCAAAGCTTCTGTCATAATTTGTATTTGTTTCTGCTAATGTATAACAAAAGAATATAACTCACAAATGTTTTTACAAAAAAATGCCTATTAGAATAAACTAATAGACATTTCAGACAGACAATACTTATATAAACAACTTTATTACTTAAAAAGTTAATACGCAAAGTCCTTGAGCTTTAGGGGTTTCCTATGCTCTGGAACAGTTTTTATTACAATTTCCTCAAGACAGTGTATTTCTAGCAAGGACTGATAACATCTGTTAATTCAGGAGGATCTACTTGTTCCGTATCCAGTCCAATCTTGAGCGTATATGTAAAAGGTTTCCTGCGTTACTCAATATTATTACTTAAACCTCCCTGGTCGTCTGTGCCCTATCAATATGCGTTGATCAATTAGCTTCAGATTTTATACCAGTTAAAACACTGTAATAATTATGTTGATGCAAATATAGTTCAATTAAGATTAAAATCCTAATTTACATATCATTATCTTTTGATATCTCCCATGGAATATTTCTCCTAGGAGTACTTCTCTTTCTAGCTCTAATCTCAGCTATACCTATTTGCAATGACAAAGCAATAAGAGCTTCCGTGTATTCATACGTGGATTCTTTTAATGATTTAATCTCTTTCACTAGCTTTCTTTTATTGCTATATCATCTTTCTTAACTGAAAATGACATTGTTATAGTTCCAATAAATAAATGGAATTGAAAGTTGTAAAGTTTGTATGCTTGATCCTCTCCATCCTCTTTTTTAACTGCAAAGTACATTGAATCATAATTTAAACCCAATACTATTCCTTTTATCCAGAACCACTCTATAACCCCTTTATTCTTTGATTTAACTATTGGAAAAAAGATTAATCCAATGATTGCTACTATTTTAAAAAATGTTATCATAATTTTATTGTTTTTTGTAAGGTACGGATTAATGGTGTATGTAACAAAAAAATCCTAACATTTCTGCTAGGATTTTTAAAATTTCTTTTTATTGTTTATTACCCGTTAACCCATCCAAGAACTTTTGCTTTAACAAATTCCCAAGCTTTAAGTAAGTGAGGCACTATTGTTTCCCAGTTCTTGTACACGAATGCACCAATGAACCCATAAGCAATAGAGTCGATTCCAATAGATAACAATCCAATAGCTACTGCTATAAGTCCTATTCCATAAAATCCTAATCCAGTTGTAAAGTTAACAATTATTGCTAACAGTTGTTTAATGTACTTCATAATATTATTTTTTAATTAAGGTGCTAAGATAGTGAAGTGAATAATACATTCCTAATTTTTTAACCTTATTTTATCATATAACGCTAAAAAGATTGCAAGCACTACTCCACACATGTGTGACTGCCAGGCTACATTTGACATCAACTTAGGGAATGCACTAGCTAGAGTAGATCCATATAATATCAACATTAACACCCCAATAACCTTACGTAAGATCTGACTTGATAACATGCCTCTGTATATTATGAACCATATTACTGTAAAGACTAATCCACTTATACCAAGTGATCTTAATCCTGTTGCATACATTACTATTGATGGTAAGATGAATCCTAAGATGATTACCATCCAGTATGCTCTCTTACTATACATGTTAAGTAGTAATGATACTCCTAGTACTAATCCTGTAATGTTTCCTGCGAAGTGTGTTGGGCTTCCGTGAAGTAATGGCCCTGTAAGTATTGACCACCATCCATTGCTTTTAGAAGTAAGTAATTCTTGGGTATTTATTATCCCTGTATATTGAAATATAAAAGGTATAGTAATTATTAATGTCCATGACAGTACGTTTATTTGACTATGCTTATTCATGAACATAAAGCTACATAATTGTTAACAATTATCTACTTGAGTATTATAGCTATTCCTTTTTAGTTTCCTCGATTAAGTGTTTAAATTCATTCATACTCTCTACAAAGTCTGAGAATATAATCTTACTGTTCTTTGTTATTTCAAAGAGTCCTTTAAGTATATGAGATACTTTAATACTCTTACCCCATCCAAGTCCTATTACCCATGATCCTTCTTTCTCATTGTAAACAAACCCCTCTCTACTTAAGTACTCTTTATAGGTCACTCTTAATCTCTTTAAATGTTACAGAAAATTCCATCACTTCTGATCCTACTATTCTAAACATAGGTTTAATTCCTAGTTCCTCACACTTAGGCTCTATTACATCGTATAGAGCTATTACTTGTTTCATGTTCATACTCCTAATTGTTTTAATATAATTTTAAGTTCTGATATGTTCTTGATTGATCCTTTAAAGAGTGTTCCCTCTTCACTTCCTCTCACTCCTCTAATTCCTATATCATCTAATCCCCATCTAAAATCAATAAGTACTTCTGACCAATATTCTAAACTACCTGGAGCTTCTCTCTTGAAGTAATGATAATGTCTCATGTCACTACCAGGGCTTCTAGATTTAAACCCTAAACTCTCAATATCTTCTTTGTCTAGGTATTTAACTCTAATGTTTTCTAGCTTCATGTATGGCAGTGTAACTACTTGTGGAGCGTAAGCTAAACTTTCTTCAACCCAATTGTTCTTTCCATAATTAACTTCAAACTCAAAGCCTACATGAAACTCTTCTATTGTTGGTGTATAATATTTATCCTTCATGACTCTAATAACTATTTAATAAAGTTTGGTCTACCTTCTTTTACTTCCCAAGCTAGATGTATCCATCCAGTAGGGATATAATGGGATGTCCCATAGGCGTCCCATATCCTATGTCCATTCTCTGTTACACATAATTTCAATGGGTAATTTATTATTATGTCCTCATAATTAGGAAACCTATACACCCTCTTGATCTCTGAGTCAATATCTATAAACTCTTTACTACCTTCGTTGATAAAATCTTTTGTTGTTTTATAATCCATTCAGCCAATATAGTGATAATTAATTAAGTGTGCAAATATTTGTCCAGTTTCTTACTAAATTAACTGGACATTTATGGTATGATATCTCAGTCATAGCATACATATATGGGTGCTAACGTATGAGAAAGAATACACATAGGTAGTACTATTAGATACGATAATATACGAAGTTGATACGATAATTTTTTTTTTAAAATTTTTTTTTGAGAGATAGTTGAGTGGTGGATAAATAACAATCTAGCCCCTACTCTTTTTAAATTTTGGGGAGCAGGGTATGGTCAATTGACTATCACCTTATTCTTCAGTGTTTGCCAAAGAGCAGACACTTTGAATTGTAACATTTTAACTTAATTATATAATCATTTAAATTTAAATCTTATGAAAACTTTAGTAACAATCGTAGCAAATTCTAAAACAGGTAAAGTGGTAACTATGAAATCTATCACTGATAAGAAAACTGGAGAGACTCGTCAAACTGGTTCTGTCATGGTACAATCTAAGACTATAACAGGTCTTGACCGTATTGGTAGAGTATCTACTCGTACAGCCTTCATGACTCTTGAAGAAGATGTTCTTGAACTTATTAGTGACCACTTAGTAGATGGTGCTGAATTTCCTTATGCAGGTAAAATTGTCATAGAGGAAACGACTGTTCCTTACATCAAGAAAGATGGTAAGAAACAGGACGCTAAAATCAATCCTTCTACTAAGCAAGTAATCACTTATCAAGGTAAGCCTGTTTATAGAAACAGCTATTTTACTCAAGACTTATCTGTTCAAGACATTTTCTTGAAAGATGTTGCTTCATCTAACAATGATGTAGCTGAGTAATTAATTTAATGGCTCTTTCTCTTAATTGAGGAAGAGCTTTATTGTTTAATCTTTAAAACTTATATTATGTATTCTTTACTTTATAATATTAAGACAAAAGAATTTATGTTAGATGCTGAGTATATTCCTAAATCAGGAATGTTATTTAGTCCTAACATGTGTTTAGCTGAAAGTATCTTTCCTGAACTCTTTTGTGTAAACAAAGCTATCTCTCTTATGGAGGCATAGTTTTGTCCTAAAAAAAGATAACTCGCTTTGCTCGTAAAAGAAAAGATTATTCCTTTCAGTCATAACCACTCATATGGTGTTGCCTGCTACGTGTGTTCTCACTGTTGTACTCACTCTTGCCTATTGGGCTCAGAGATGAAATACAGTGACATCATTAAGTAATCAACTAGATGATAACAAGTTAACAATACAATTCAAAGAACTATTGATGTTGGTGAACAAGTTGATGGGTGAGGGATAATCCAATAACCCCTCTTTCAACACTATTTCCACCTCAATAAAAATAACCATCATTATTATAAATAGCTAAACCATAACATTAAAACTATATAAAATGAAAAGATTATTAATATTATCAATACTCACTCTCCTATTCAATTGTGAGAGTAGACAAGAAAGAATGAATAGACTTTACAATGACACATTAGTTAAAACAACTATAATTGCTGTTGATGAACTATCAGATGCAACAAGTAGAATGCAATTAGCAGGAGCTAGATCTGGTTGGTACTATGTGTATATGACTGATGGTATTGAGTATCAAGCATACTCATCAAGACCTATTCAAGATCTACAAATTGGAACAAAAGTAACCTTAACATTAGGTAGAACTATGTTCAAATCAAACTATGAACATTTCGTTGATGGTAAGAAGGTGAGGTCAAAATCACACTGCAAAAGCATTGAAGAGTACACACTAGTGTATTAACAACGTGAATAGCTAAAGAGTTAGAAAGGACGTAATAACGTCGTATTCCTTAACAAGAAGACAAACTGTTCATATTAACGTCATGAAACCTTAGCTAAGATAATGTAAGCCTAAGTACGTAAGCCTTTGAGAGAGGCACATCGAGGTTGAATTGTGATACATATCACATGGGTAAATATATCCCTCATATAAGACATCATAAGGGTTTGGATTAGTCGCATACTTTTTTCCCTTATGTTTGTCCTTATAATCTACAAGAGAAGTCTTGAACAATACTAGTCATGAGTTATAC